GCTTCAGGCTGAAGCTGGAGCGTTTCCGTATCGAAGGCAAGGGAAATTGAGGTCGAGATCTCTTTCAGATGCTCGACCCCAAACAGGTGTTTGTAGTCAGACATGGGTGGTCAGAAGTTCAAAGGATGTACTCAGGGGCTAAACCGGAAACCTCAGTTTCGTGCTTGCCGCATGGAGCGTACCAGCCGCTGTCGTCCAGCTTCCAGCCGTGCTCAGTGCGCTTTTGCGCTTTGTAACTTTCCCATTCCGGATCACTAGGAAGCGGGAGGCCGTATTCATCAGCCCAGTCATAGTCAAGGATGCCGCTTGGCGATACCCAACCATCTTCGTCACCTTCCCAGCCTTCTTTGGCAAAGGCTTTGCAGATGCGGTATTGGTCAGCCATGGCATCGTCAACAGCAGCGGCGACTTTGCCGTAGTTTTCCCACTTTGTAGCAGCCTGCATGTTGTAGTGGGACGCCTCAGCCTGTAAGTGCTGAGGGACATTCTTGAGCTTTACTCCAGCGAAAGGACTGGAATCGAAGGGATGTGTAGACATGGTTTATGCGAGTGGGTCGCTGAAAGGGTCAAATTCAAATTCGTCGCAAAGACGGCGTAGATACCACTCCGCCTTGCGGAGATCCTCTAGGCCGTTCTTCTGCCGGTAGCGCCAGATGTACTTAATGCAGTTACCGCGAAGGTAACCGAAGTACTCATCCGTGCTCATCGCAGCTTTGATTGCTTCGATGCACTCGATGTCGCCAGTGTTGTAGTGGCCAGGGTTGTTGATGGGGTCAGTCATCGAAGGAAATCGGTGGGATAGCGGTCCAGTCGTCAATCCACGGCAACATCCTGATGATGTCGTCGTGCGTTGGTGCGTTTTCGTCTGTGATGGGATCGTCCCAGAGCACACAGGTCTCGCAGGCAGCGGAACCGTACTCTGGTGGATCGTAACGAGTGGCAGCAGCCACTTGAATGGCATCATCCACGATGGCCTGAATGCGGACAAGATCAGATCCGCGCTCGTAGCTGAAACAGATGAGTTGTGCTTGGGGCATGTTTGGCCTCCGAACTACCTCTGTAAGGTAGCACATTAGTTGAGGTAGGTCGAGATCACCGGAAAGATTTCATGGTCGTAGAAGCTCATGATGCTGGCATCGATCCCAGCCTTCAAAGCCTTGTTGACATCCCGCTCCAAACGGCAAAACTCGTCGGCTGTATCGGCATAGATGTCCTCACACACACTTATCGGCATATCATCCAGCCCATAAGCGGTGTACCTGACAATCGCCAGGTAGGGCTGCTCACGTTGCAGCTCGTAGTAGGTGACCGTGGTTCGCCCGGACATAGATCCTTCCGACCCATCCCCAGTCTGCAGGTAAATGACACGCCTTAGCATAGAGTAGTAGTTGGTAAACGGTCCAATGGAAACCAAGCGCGAGTTTGCCTACGAAAAGTTCCGCAGACAGATCCAATCCTGTAGCGATGTGAAGGAACTGCAAGACATATCTTGCAAGTTCCTCCGCCTCTATCTTGCCCAACAAGAGATGGTGGACAAAATGATTCAAAAAAGGTTTTTGTCTACTTAGCTCTGCCTAGCCTCGCGCCTTTCACGAATCATCCGACCAGTTTCGGTAAAAAACTCTTTCCGGGTTTCCCACGGGATGGCACGAACCATCTGTGAGAGCTTGAACTGCAAAAACTGGTCATCTTCATTAGCAAGGATGTCAGCAGGGTTATTCAGACCATTGGAAAGCGAGCTGACGATCCAAGGTCTAAACGTAGGTGAGTCCAACAAGTCCCGAAGTAAGACCTTTTCTGCTGCTTCGAGCACGTTGTCTGGGATCAGATTTTCCATTTCTGTAGTAGTGAAGTAGGGCCTTTCGGCCCCACTACGCTAGCACTGATTAAACGTCCCACTGGCTCCAGGCTTGGTCCCTCAGGGCATCGGACTCTTCCTTGGTGCGCCCGTCATCCCTCGCGCGGGGATATTGCTCAGACTGTCCCATTTGGGCACTATCCGCTCCAGGGCAGGCATCTGAGGCGGGACACGTACCTTCAGATTCTGAGGGTGTCCCATTCACCCCTTCCGGGCGGGACACATCTCCCTGAAAAGTCCTGTGTCCCACGCCCTGTCCTAGCCCACTATCCGCACCAGCACTGGGTTTTGTTTGATTGGGACACTTAGTAGGTATCTCTCCACGCGCGAGGACTGCTTGGTACAGATGCAAAGTATTTTTTCCATCAGGAGCTGGTGCAGACCCAACAACTTCAACCAATCCACGCTTTACCAAGCGCTGGAGCGATTTACGGATCGCGTCAACTTTCCCGCCAACCACAGGATCAGAGTTGAGTTCCGTACGCGAGAACGTACGTGGGTAGCCCGTACGAAGCCGCTGAAGCACCCTGTCGGTGATACCGCTGGGAGAAGTGTTTCCTGGATCGACCTCAGGGGTGAAGTCAGCCACAGAGAAGCTGAGGTCTTCTTCCATGCGCATGATCAGCGAAGTACCAGACCGACCAGCCCTCGACTTCTCGATGGTGATGATCCGGCTGTGCTGTGGAGCGTTCCCACTTTCGATCTGCTCCTTAGAGGGCTTCTTAAGCGCCCACGTCTCATCAACAGCGTCACGGATGGCTGAGGTGCCCCTGAAGCCGCCCTGCTTGTTTGCGTGGTGAATGATGAGGATCGTGGTAGCCGGGAACAGCACACCGTTATTCCTGGTGAGCCAGTAGAGCGGCGTAGCGAAGTCCGACTTGTTCTCATCAAAAGCCCGACCACCGCTGCAACCGATCAGCGAGTCAATAACGACCAGCTTGGGCTGGACCTTCTCCATCATCTTGATGAACTGGGCATAGCGCTGGAGCTGCCAGTCAGTCAGCACCTTGGTGTTGGAGTCCAGCGGGTAATCGACCTCTTCCAGCTGCTCCTTGAGCTGAATCAGCGGCTGATCACCATTCAGCAGCAACACAGGCCCTTGCTGGACCGGCACCAGCTTGCCGCGCACCACAAAAGGCGAACCAGTCGCAACATGCTTCGCAAGAGTCCAAGCCGACATGGACTTACCGTCACCACCAGCGCCGTAGATCAGCACCACCGAAGGATGCGGCAGCACATCAGGAATCAAGTAGTCCCGTTTCTCATCCATGGACTGGAGCGCCTCAACATCCATCAAGCCTTTGGCACCCTCGAACTGAATCTGATCAACGATCAGTTTTTCAAGGGCAACCTGATCCCTGTAACCCGCTTGGAGCGCAAGGTTATTCAGGTTGAAGTTCATCTCCGCTGGGTTGTCCAACTCCAGGTATGACTTTGCTTTGTCGATGACTTCGTTGAAAGAAAGCTGCGCACGGGCGTAGAGGACCGGCTTCGCCTCGACCTCTTCGATAACCGATGCACAACCGTCCCTCTGAAATCGCGCCCTCTCTGGGTCGTAGTGATCCGCAAGCTTGATCAGGCTGCCCAAACCAAGGCCGCCACCAGCCTTGAAGCCAGCCTTCCAGCGAGCAAGGCAAGGATCCTTACCGTCCTTCCAGTCATCGACGTACTCATCATCCTGGAGCGACCACTCACGCCACAGGTTGAGGCCCTCGTCACCAGGCAGTTCGGAATGGAGCATCGCACCAATCCGCCACCACAGGTCTTCTGAGCCACGACCCTGCGGCTGGATGACAGACAGACAGGACTGAGCGATAACAATGCGCTCTTCCTTGGAGCGCATAGCCCAGCGGCCATCCTTAAGGACTTTGGACGAGGATTTGCTCTTGGACTCCTTATGGGACTCCTTCATACGCTCCAGGAGCCACGCAGGAGCCTCTGGAATGGCATTTAAGTCCCCTTCAAGGGTGTATGTACCTCCAGACTTGTAAGCGCCTCCTACGAGCCCCTGACGGCCCCACAGAACTTCCCAGCCTTCACCACTAGCTGCAAGGCTCAGACCACGAACTTCAGCCCAAAGCTCTTGGGGAACAGTGAATAGGAACTTCGCCGCCGCTTTTTTGGGCGAATTGATCCTTGGAGCGGCTTCCAAGGTCTTGCCCCACTTCTGGAGAACAGCACCGAGGTTGGCATCCACGTCAAGGATCACCAGACCCTTACTACGCGAGCCAGTGAACACACCAACAGCTTGGAACGTCTCCGGTGCCCGCTCGATGTAGAGCGCAGTGGCTTCAGGGGACAGGTCTTCATGGTGCGCCCTACCCAGAGGGTTTTTGCCGCAGGCAATGCCACCACCGGGCATTTCAACGCCATTGGCATAGATCGGAGCACAAGCCCAGTGGCTTGGCAGCGACCTTACGAAAGATGGAAGATCCATTTGCTAGACTCCTACAGGAATGTAAAGACACGCTCCAAGACTTCGCCGGCCTTGGAGCGCTTTTTTCATTCTACGGCCCTTGCCAACCTCCATCACTGTGCTACGGTGTGTGAGCACCGGGCAGAATTCGCCCACAGCAAAGCCACCCAATGGGATTTCTCAAGAACAAAGACGCAGTATCTGGAGGCAGCGGCGGAGGCGGCTACCTCAACCCCAGCAAGATCCAATCTGGCAGCAGCGTGCGTTTCGCACTGCTGTCTGAAGAGCCTCTGGAGTTCTACGAATGCTGGGGCGAAGCCAGTGATGGATCAGTCCGCCCATTCCGATTCTGCGACGATCCCAGCCCAGTGGACATCGAGCAAGAGATGGGACCGGACTACCAGCGCCGCCTGAACCGCGAAGGCACTGGCCCGGAAGCCGTGAAGTTCGCCATTGCCGTGCCGGTCTACAACTTTGAGACCAGCACCGTACAGGTGATGAGCCTGACCCAAAAGTCAATCATCAAAGAGCTGGACCAGATCAGCCAGATGGAGGACTACCCCGACCTGATGGCGTGGGACTTCATTCTCGGCAAGACCGGAAGCGGCCTGACCACCGAGTACACGCTGCGTCCTGTACCACGCAAGCCAGCAGCCCAGAAGGGCATTGATGCTGCCTGGAGCGAAGCCGAATCCAACGGATTTGACGTAAAGCGCCTCCTTACCGGCGGAAACCCATTCAAGGAGTGAGATAGTTCACCCAAAGCGCTTAATCTTCCCCCAGCCATTCACTGGGGGTTTTTATTGGCTATATTGACTATGGGAAGGTGTATTTACATGCTCAAGCCACCCAATCCAAGACTGGAAACAGAACCAAACGGCCTGGTACGTATCACTGTAGGAGACCAGATAGGATGGGTTAGTAGCTACCACTTGGCTGATACTAAGGTCAGGCAACTAACACACGCATGGCTAAAGGAGCACAAAACAGACTAGCTTTATTGCGTAAGTCCGCCCTGGTCCGTGATGACTCTGGCCCTTTCCGCGTTTATCGGGATGACGCTGGCAGCGTTTTTCACAGCGTTACGCACATACTCAAAGAAACAGCACCCGAATGGCAACAACAGGCCCTGGAACGGTGGCTGGCTCGACCGACTGCTGCTGAAGACCGAGACATGGCAGCAACGCGGGGCACGCTGGCGCATAATCACGCGGAATACCTACTAAAGACTGGAGCGAAACTCGCCCGCCAAACCGCCAACAAACGCAACGCCTGGAAAACATCTACAGACGGCTTGGAGCGTTGCCCCGGCTCTATCACCCGCTGGGGCATCGAAAGGGCCATTCAAGGCGCTCCTAGAGTCCCCTGGAGCGCTTCCGGCTATGCACGCGGCCTACGCGGCTGGATCGCAGACAACGTAACCGCCATTCACGCGGTCGAATTTTCCATTCACCACGCAGCAGGCATGGCTGGAACGTGTGATGCCCTGCTGGACATCAACGGCAAAGGCCC